ACACAAAAGATGAAGGTTGAGCCCATGACTTTGAAAGCGCTAGTCCGTGAGCGTATTGAGGCAGGAAAAGAAATGCCAACGGAAATCTTTGGGGTATTCTCAGAGAATAAAACAACAATAAAAAGGAACAAGTAAACATGAACCAAGTAACAGAAAAAAAGAACGGAGCACTAGCAACATTTGATATGGAAGCTGATGCACAACAAGGCGCTCAAAATATATCGCAAGAAGATCTTGCGTTGCCTTTCTTAAAAATTTTGGGCCAACTATCTCCAGAGGTAAACAAAAGAGATGGTAAATATGTCGATGGCGCAGAACCAGGCAAAATAATCAATACTGTAACTAATGAACTGTATGACAAAATTTCTGTTGTACCTTGTCATTACAAAAGACAATACATAGAATGGCAAGATAGAGGTACCAGTACAGGTGCACCAGTTGCAATTCATGATGCTGACAGTGATATCGTAAGTCAAACCACAAGAGGTAAAGACTACAAAGATAGATTACCAAATGGTAATTATCTTGATAACACTGCAAGTCATTTTGTATTGATCGTAGGTAAAAGCCCGCAAACAGCTTTGATTTCTATGAAGTCTACTCAACTTAAAGTTAGTAGAAAATGGAACTCAATGATGATGGGTCTTAAAATGCAGGGGAAAAACGGTTTATTTACTCCGCCAACTTACAGCCACATTTATAACCTATCAACCGTTCAGATGTCTAATGACAAAGGAACATGGTTTGGTTGGGATGTATCTAAAGTAGGTCCTGTAGAAGAAAAAGCTATATATGATATGGCTAAATCTTTTGCAGAATCTGTAGGTAAAGGTGAAGTTGAAGCTAAACCTGAAGTCCAAGAGCAAACTAAAAAATCTTTAAATTTATAGTATCCTAGGTAGTGGGCGTCTAAGCGAGAGTGGATACGCCCACTTAAATATATGAATGAAAAGATAAATAAAAATCCTGTTACGTATGAAGATTGGCTAAATCTAGGCCATGTCATAATACCCACTGATCAAAAGAAAGCCAGGGTCAGTTGGAAGAAAGAAGATTTTAGTTTAACGAAAGAAGATTGGAAAAATTATCACGCAAAAGCACAGATAGCATTAAGATTAGATAAACACATAGATTTAGATGTAGACAATTATGTTGTTGGAAGATTTATAAATCATTATTTAAAATCATGTGGAGCTACTTATGGTAGAAGAAACAATCCTAAAAGTCATTATCTTTGGACAGGGTCTTGTGATTTTATACAGTATACTTTGCCAGATGTTTTTAAAAGTTATTTTGAAAAATTTCACCATGGTGCAACTCTTTGTGAATTAAGACATGGAAAAGAAAGATATACTATAGTTCCAGAATCTCCTTATGACAACACAGGAGAAAAAGTAGAATGGGAAACTTACGAAGAAATTTATGAGTATAATGGTAATATAAAAATTGATGTAGGTAAGATAGCTTTATCTACTGCATTAACAATCTTGTACGCAGGCTCTGGTCATAGAGATGTATACTGCACAGCTATTGCAGGGACTCTAATAAAAAATACAGACTGGTCAGCAGAACAGATAGATGATTTTGTATATAATATTGCTATTGAAGCAAATGATACTGAGGCAGAAAAAAGAAAACAAAAAGGTACAACAGGTAAAAAAGCAGAAAAAATTTATGGCATTCCTAAATTAGCAGAAATATTAAACGTTGATTCTAAACACATTTCAAAGTTATTTAGTTGGGTTGGTGTTACAAATAATAAAGAAGTATTACAAGAACAAATAGGTGAAATAACTGAGTATGGTAGTGATAGGTATTTTATAAAAATTTATGCTATGGAAGATGGAAAGAAAGTTGAGAAAGACATAACTTTAGAAGGACTACAGCTAATGAAAAAAAGTTATTTTTATGCAGCAGTAATGAAACAAGCTGCTGTTTTTCTACCTTACATGAAGGAAACAGATTTTGAAACAATGATGATAGCAAAATTTGATACAAGAAATAAGTCACAAGATTATGATCCAGAGTCAAGTGAAGACGTTAGATTTATAGGATGGTTTGAATCTTTTATAGATAAATATAAAGCTTACAGTGATAAAAAAGAATTGGCAGACTTTAACATGCCTTACTTTAATATTAAAAATAACAGTTTGGAATTTAATTTAAATAAATTTGACGAATTTTTAGCAGACAAAAGAATAAGTTTAGCAAGAGTAGATCTTGTTTTAAAATGCAGGAGTATTCTAAAAGCTAAAAGATACAGAGGTAAGTATAAAGACAGGTCTTGTTCTTCATATAAAATAGATAACTATCACATAAATAAAGATAACTTAATTATTGAAGGAGAAGCTCAAGAAATAGAGGAAAGGGTAATAACGTATGAACAAGCCTAAGTTTGTAGCTGGTCCTCCAGGTACAGGTAAGACACATTTATTCTTAACAAAAAAATATAAAGAATTATTAAAAACATATTCTCCAGAAAAAATAGTAATTTTATCTCATACAAAGGTAGCTGCTGCAGAAGTAAAAGAAGCTATATTAGATTTGCAAGAGATTAAAGAAAGAGGTTTAAGAAAAAAATTTTTTAAATATAGAATTTGTACAATACATTCTTTTTGTAGAAATAAACTATTGAAGAAAGATGTATTAGATTATGCAGATTATCTTAACTTATGTAGAGAAAACTCTGGGTTCAAAGTACAAAGAGTTTCTCAATCAGATTTTGATAATGATAAACATAAATTTTTTAGGTTTTTAAACGATGCATTTGGAAGAGGCTTAACAATAAAAGAGCATTGGTATGCTTTGAGAGAGACTAGTTCTAGCTACTATCCTTACAATAATTTTAGAATGATTAGTGAAATGAAAGAAGTTTACGATGAGTACAAAAGAATTAATCAAGTGTGTGATTACAACGATATGATAAGTGAGTTTAATAAACTGGCTGTTGCTCCTGATATTGATGTACTAATAGTAGATGAAGCGCAAGATAGTAATGTACCACAAATCAAAGCTCTTGAAAAAATGTCTACAAACACAAAAGAATTTTATATGGTAGGAGATGCCGATCAAACTATTTTTGAATTTGCAGGTGCAAGTCCAGATTATTTTCACAACCTATCAAAAGATGCAGAGCAATTAGAAAATGGTTTACGATGTGGAAAAACAATTAATGAAAAATGTAAAAAAATTATAGAACCTATTTGGAATTTTTATGGTTATGATAGAGTTTGGAAACCTGCAGAAGGTATAATTGGAGAAGATTATTATCTACCTGATTTACATACTGACTGTTCAGCAAGAGAAGCTTTGTTAAATAAAATAAAAAACACAGACGAAACTTTTTTATTTACTTACAGGGGAAATCCTTCTGGTAAATGGGTAAGATCTTTTTTAACATATCATGGTATAGAATTTTGTCATGTAGGTAGTGATCCTTATGTTTCAAAAAAAGAAATAAGATGTCATAAACTATGGCCAGAATTTATTAAAGGAACAGCTTTACCATTGAAACAAATAAAAGAGTTTTGGAATTTTATGGGACAACAAGTAATTGTACGTGGCAAAGGAGAAGAAACTTTTGAGGGTTGGGTTAACAAAGATTATACCATTCATGAACTAATAGAAAAAAAGTTTTTACGTCCAGAAAGCCTTGATTTTACTGACTTTTATTACACAAGAATAAAATCAAAAACAGACGTTGAAAAGATTAAATACATAAATAATTTAATAAGAGAAGGAGTTGATACAGAAGGAAAGGCAAGAGTTGAGTATGCAAACATTCACACAGTCAAAGGATTAACTTATGACAATGTGATTGTAGATTTAACATGTACTAGACCAGAAGATTATTTTACTCAGTTACGTTTAAAATATGTAGCATACAGTAGAGGTAGAATAGATTGTTGGACTATTGCATCACAAGATAGATACACATTAGGAGTAAAACATGACAGATAAAAATATGTTTAAAGGAACAACATACAATTCTTTAGAAGACCAGATAGGCGGGAAGCACTACCGGTCAATGAAGATTCAGCCCGCAGAGTTTATAAATGAAAACAAATTGCTTTTTGCAGAAGGCAATGCTATAAAATATATATGCAGACATTCTTCAAAGGGAAAAGAAGAAGACATAAAGAAAGCAATACATTATTTAGAAATGATATTAGAAAGGGATTACGATGTGTAAGACACCAGAAGATTTAGATTTAAATGGGATAGATACTGTTGCGGTTGATATAGAAACATATGATCCTAATTTAAAAACAAAAGGACTAGGTGCTATAAGAGGCGATGGGTTTATATGCGGTATTGCTGTTGCCACAGGAAAAGATACAGCATACTTTCCAATTAGTCACTCAGATACAGACTTGTCATTAGATAAAAAATTAAAAATGTGGGAATCTTTAAATGAAAAAATATTTCAAAACGAAAAGATAAATAAAGTATTTCACAATGCAATGTACGATGTGTGTTGGATTCGAGCTGTCACAGGTAAAAAGATGAAAGGTAAAATTTTAGATACTATGATTGCTGCTTCTGTGATTGATGAGAATAGATTTAAATACTCTTTGGACTCTTTGTCTAAAGACTATTTACAAGACAAAAAATATAAATATGATTTACAAGAAAAAACTCTTGCTTGGTCTAAAGGGACAATTAAAGATCCAATGACTAACATGCACAAGTTACCTGCATCTATTGTAAAAGATTATGCAAAGCAAGACGTAGACTTAACTTTAAAGTTATGGAATTTATTTAATAAAAAATTGGATGAAGTATTATACACTAAAGTTGATGACGATGGAAACAAAGAAGAAAAAACTTCTAGAAAAATATTTGAGTTAGAAACAAAACTATTTCCTTGTTTGGTTGACATGAAATTTAAAGGCGTTAAGATTGATGTCCAAAAAGCAAAAGATTTAGGTAAGCGTTTAGAAAAACGTAGAGACAATCTAATAAAAATAATTAAAGCTAGGACAGGTGTTGATGTACAAATTTGGGCTGCATCATCATTAAAAAATCTTTTAGAAAATCAAGACATAAAAGATTATAAGAAAACACCAAAGTCTGGAATGCCTCAGCTTCCAGGTGACTATTTAAGAACACACAAAAATAGATTCCTAAGGTTTGTAGCTAAAGCAAGAGAATGTGACAAAGCTAAAAATACTTTTGTAGAGGGTCTATTAGGATTTGTTCATAACGAAAGAATACACGCAGATATTAATCAAATAAAAGGAGAGCATGGTGGGACTGTAACTGGTAGATTTTCTATGAGTAATCCAAACTTACAACAAATTCCATCTAAAGGTTATATTGGCAAGAAGATGAGAGAATTATTTATTCCTGAAACTGGAAGTGATTGGTATAGTTTTGACTACTCACAACAAGAACCAAGAATCGTAGTGCATTACGCACTCAAACTAGGTATGCCAGGCACTAATGATCTTCAAGAAGAGTTTGACAAAGAGGACGCTGACTTTCATCAGATTGTTGCAGACATGGCCAACATACCAAGAAAACAAGCTAAGACAATTAATCTTGGACTATTTTATGGCATGGGTAAATTAAAATTACAGAAAGAATTAAACTTAGATCCTAAAAAAGCTAAGACTTTGTTTGATAATTATCATGCGAAAGTACCTTTTGTAAGACAACTGTCTCAAGATTTATCACGTTTTGCTAATGAAGAAGGTCTACTATTTACTTTAGGAGATAGGTTTTGTCGTTTTGAAAAATGGGAAAGTATGGACAAAGAATGGGATCCTAAAATTAATCGTTATACTGAAGTAAAACTTTATAATAACATGGAAGAAGCTAAAGACGGTTATAAATTAGAACAAATGGATAAGTATGACAAATTGACAGACCCTGAGTGTGAACATTTTAAAAGACACTATGCTAGAGCATTTACATACAAAGCTTTAAATAGATTAGTGCAAGGGTCCGCTGCAGATATGACAAAAAAAGCAATGGTAGATTTATATGAAAAAGGTATAGTACCTCACATACAGATACACGATGAACTTTGTGTGTCTATCAAGGACCAAGAAACACGGATCATGGTTCAAGATATAATGGAACAAGCTATTAAGTTAGAAATAAATAACAAAGTAGATTGTGAATATGGTCCTAATTGGGGACAAACAAAATGATAAACTATGGCTTATTTAAATGCAAACATACCACCAACATACGCACAGATAAAAAAGGAATATTTATATGATCTCAAAAAAAATAAAGGACAAGTTGCTGACTGTATTATCTTTGGTATTAGCTCTCTTACAGGTCGTGCTATACTATTTCACGCTATTATGGAAAACGGTGCAATATTTTATCGCTTACCAATTAGCGCGTTTATTCAAAAGGGATTTGACCCACGTAGAGTGCCCGGAAGAAGACTTGATGAACTACAGCTCTGGAATTGTTTTTCTTATTATCCTTCTGTGCATCGTTGGGATATTTTAGACGGACAAGCCGGTAAATATATTGGTAAAGATAAAAAATGGCATCCAGGTAAATACTTATTTACAGTTGACTTTGCTCATCCAGAAAGTAATATACTAGATACTGATCATTCAGAGATCCCGCACGAACACAAGTGCGCTCACATAATTGCCTTAGATGATGGTAATTTTGCAGCACAACCTAACAACAGATGTATATGGGACTTACCATCTTTTACCGTAAAAGATGATATTCCTGATTGGAAAGTGCAAACTTCTGAATGGAATGTAGAAAATAGTAGAGCATGGCGTACAGAAGATACGGACAAGTTCTTTTATGAAATTGAGGAGAAGAAAAAATGAACATTGCAGAACTATTTAAAAAAAATTTTATATTAGTACCAGTCATAGCATCTGTATTAGTTGGAACGTTTACTGGTGTTAGATATATTGTTAATCTAACAGACACAATCAACGACAATCAAAATCAAATAATAAATCTTCAACGAGATTTAACTACTGCTCAGGAAAAAATTATAGATCAAAACACAAGATTAACTTCTGCAGAGTCTACTTGGCAGATGGCAGAAAATTTATACAGACAACTAGCAGATCAAGTTAGAGAGCACAGCTATGATATTAAGGATTTAAACAGGTAATGTATGGAGGTTCTCAGGATGAATTATTATTTTACAGGATTACTTGTTCTAGCTCTTACAATCTTAGCTTTGTTTGTAGAACCTGCATATCCTAGAAACGAATATCTTAACGAGTATGGTGCAAGATGTGGAGATTTTGAAGTAAGAACAGATAAACGTGAAACTGATTATAATTATAGTGATAGTAATACAAATGAACAACAATATTTAAGTTTTACTTACAGAAAGTATTTAGGTGTAGACTGTAAAACTATAAATGAAAACGTAAAATTAAAACAACAATTAGAATTGATGAAGATGTGTGGTAGAGTTAATGCTAATCCTAGTCTTGCACAAAACGAAAACTTTAGACTGTTAGTTATGAAATGTATGGGTGTAACTCCTGCAAGAGATAACACTAGACCTGGTGATTCTCAAAGTTTGTGGGATGATATGAAAGATGGCTACAAAAAAGAGAACCCAGACCTTAAATTAATGAATGATAAGATCAT